TTGCACCTTTTTTAAGCCCTGCATAGCAGTTGAAACATCTACACCAGACTTTTCTAAGTTACCCAGTAATGAAGCTGCACTTGCTGCGTTTAAACCCATACCCTGTAATGCAGTAGCATTGGTTATAAGTCCAGACTCTAATGCATCCATGCTTACGCCTGTGTCTTGTCCTACTTTATTCAATGTATCTAAAAATGCGCCTGTATCTTCTGCTGATAGTCCAAATGCTGAAATTGCTTTCTGCACTTGATCTATTGACTGATTAACATCAACGCCGTTTATTTTTGCAAATTTTAAAAATTTTGTAGAGATATCCTCTAATTGCTCACCTGTAACACCAAAGCGTGTATTAACTTCACCGATAGCAGTTCCAGCATCTTGGAATGTAACAGGCAATGATGTAGCAATGTTTTTTACAGACTCTTGCATTGATTGCAACGCTTCACCTGTAGCACCAGTTTTTAAAATAACAGTATCCATACCATCATCAACTTGTTTCCAAGCTGCCATAGATGCGGTTGCAAGTCCAGCAATAGGTACTGTTAAACTCTTAGTCATTGCATCACCAACTGGTTTAAGAGCGTTGCTAAATGAACTTAAAAAGGATTGTCCGGATTTCTTCCCCGATTCATCCCCTGCTTTTGTTGTTTCTTTTTCTAGAGTCTCAGAGATTTTATTCCCTATACCCTCCGTGGTTGGAATGAGTCGCACATAGGCGCTCGCCAATTCAATTCCATCCGCCATATTATGCACCTCCGTATCTAGACTTATTGAAGTCATCTACTGACATATATGTTTTACAAGAATCTTTCTTTTTGCTCTTATCTTCTCTGCCCAGAACTAAATCAACTAGTCTTGTAGGCATTTCTTTTTTGTTATTCCCTACAAGCATGTACTCAATTTCAGATAAGCGATCGTGTATGCTTGGTAATAACAAGTAGTCAGGTATTTCTTGAATACCCTGCATCTTCTTATAAATTCTTGATTTTGCCCCTAAGCCGAATACAAGAACTGCCACCTTTGTTGGTGAAAGGTCCTTATAGTTAAAAAGGTGATAAGTCTCTGCTAAGTCGCAGGTCAACTCATCACCATATTTATTAACAATTTCGGCAAGGGCAATTAGTTTTTTCCGTTATTAATCGAAGACATGAAGCTCGATAATTCTTCGCTCATCTTGGTAGCATGCACTACACCATCATCTGATAAGGAGCGTACATGCTCTTTGAAAGCATTATACCCATCATCACCAAGAAGAATCTTCACTGCTGAAATAAGAGCTGCGGTCTTGCCTTTATCTGCTTCTCCCCATAACTCTAAAAGTTCCCAGTTATCTAATGCACTGTCTTTAATCTCAATTTCAAAACCTGTTTTCGTCTTGCCTTTCATTTTTTATCTCCTACGCAGTTGGCGCTTGATAATAATCGTATGATGTGTTTCCATTAGCATCTAGCATAGCGCTAAGTGTTACATCATATCCGATAGCAGTGTCTTTCTTGTACGCTAAGTCACCGAGTTCTGTAATCTTTGCGTTAGGCACAACAATACGAGATAGCGTTCCATCCAGCATGACAGTATCAATAACCCATGCATTAGCAACTGGCTCTAATGCGTTATGTCTAACAGTCATAGATGCTGTTGTTGTCCCATCTAACTTACCTGTAACATTAGAATCACCATAAACAGCCTTCTGCACTAGATCATTAAGTGTTTCAATCATCTTAAATTTGAAAGATTCACTGTATTCTGTCTGAACAGTTGCTACTACGCCACCACCCCATTCTTTGATATTGTTTGAGCTTCTTGATTGTGAGCGTGTAACACCATCCTCAGAAATATAGCCTACACCTTTAAATGCTGCATTTAATGCAGTTTTTGCATCTGTAGGTAGTGTGGTTCCAAGTGGTGCATAGTAAATAGCACCTGTTACCTTAGGGCTACTTGTTGATACATTCTTGGCTTTATTTGTATTTGCTTCTGCCATTTTATTCCTCCATAAATTGTCTCGTTACAACAGAAAAAACCGCTTGATAGCGGTACTCTTTCGTTGAAATATTTGTAAAATTGTAATCGTTAATAAGGCGTATGGACGATAGTCCTTGTACACTTGCATAGACCATTACCTTTTTAGTTTTCTCATTTAATTGAGCCGCCTTCAATAACGATGGTGCGTGTGATTTAATTGCGATCGTTGATGTTGTAACCCAGTCTTTACTGGATGTCCCTGTTTTCTCGACGATCACATACTCATCAGGAGCGCTCTTAGGTCGCTCCATATAGGCTTTAATACCTTTGCTATTTAGCAGTTTAATAATTTCTGATTCGACCATATCTACCCCTGTGTACTTTTTAAAAGCGTATTGTTTTCTAGATTATCCTCTTTTGCCTTATCGCTAGCGGCTTTGACAAGAGCTGTAACACGTCCATCTTTTGATGAATGCATTATTTTATACTCATAACCTTCGCCTGCTCTTGCTACCTGCCTACGTGCTAGTTCTTCGATATAGCCCTGCACTGCAGGACAACGAAGTAGCTCGCCTACTCCTTCTCTATTGATTTCTAGACGTTCTAAAATGGTATTACTCATAGCGCTCTACGTAGTATTTATGATTCCAACGTAATGGAATCATTTTATCAATACCCTTTTGAGGTAGTGAGAACACGTGCCAGCGATATCCATAAAACTCTACAATTGCATCAGTCCATACATTCTCATCGCCTTTAGGAATGCCAAGTTGATACTGTGCTTTTTTCCCGTACAGATTAGTGACATCAAGATTTTCTTGTGAACCTACTGGAGCAACAAGAACATCATCAACTTCTATCGGCTCTCCATCCGTGTAGATGGGTGCATTGAAAGCGTCTGTCCCAGTCTTAACTTTAGGAATGATTTTGACGATGATACCCTTAATGGATGCCATATAGGTCCACCATTCCAAAGCGCTGGCGTGTTAAGCCTAGACGCTTTAGGTCTTTCTTAAGGATAGACATTCCACCACCTGTATTAACGTACGTTCCCGACCAAGAATAACCAAGTGCGGATTGTGATTCTTGCGAAAGAGTACTTGCATTATCGGATGATAACTGGTCTAAATATCGAGAAACGACATCTACAACAACAGACTTCACTACGTTTGGCAGTATTTCACCCTTAGCAATCATTTCATCCAGGTCTTTTCCAACCCTCTTAGCCTCTTGTCGTAGCGAATCTGAGACAACCGGAAGTAACGCTTCTACTTGCTCCTGCTCTGCATTTGATAGATGTTTCCATATAGTATTGACATCATTTACGCTTGCTAGGTTGTTTGCCATCCTTTACCACCTTCTTTTCTTTAGTGCTTACAGGAGACAGTTCTTCAACCGCCTCCCATACATCACTAATTAAAACAGATGAAACATCAATCACACGTCCGTTTTTAATGTTTCTATACTGCATGATTAAGCCTTAGCAATCTTCTTGAAGGATGCAGTATCTAAGATCCCCCAACCAATATATGCTTCAGCACGTAATACAATCTGATTTGTACGCTTTAGGTCGCCCTGTCCATCTGGATCACCATACTCGATAATTTCACATGGTACATTTTCAGCGTATCCCCACTTAAATGCGTTTTGGAAGTCACCGACAATTGCTAAGTCCTTAGATGTGCCAAAGGATACTGTGTTGTTTACATCTGATGCCATGCCGTAGAATGCTTCTGGATTCTGACCAAAACGGAATTCAGGATACTGCACTACACCATTAGCCTTAATCTTGGATAATGCAGCACTAAATGCTGGAGCCATTGCGATACCTGTTACAACGCCATCTTCACCTGTGATAGCCTGTACTGCAGTATCGATATCTTCATCTTCCTTACCTGCAGTTGTTGTAACTGTAGCAATTGTAGCCATATCAAAGTTCTTAGTAGCTAGACCAGGTACAGCTGTCTTTGTAGAAGGATTAACACCATGGAAAGCACTGATGTCTAACGCACGTGCAATCTTAGCGGCAAATCCATCAGCAAATGCCTGTAAATAAGGAAGCTGCTGTTCTTCTGACATATTGACAAATTCATCTGTTAAGCGATGTTGATAAACAAACTTAACAGGGGTGATCGTTACAGGGTTAAAACTTGCATTACCAGCAGGCTTCTGCTCACCTTCGCCCACGATAGATGCTTCGCCGTCCATTGCAAATACCATCTGTGTATTGCCTGCAAACGGAATAGGTGTTTGATTTGATAACTTAGCAAGGGATGAATGGCCCTTTGCTTTTGTAAATACTTCTGATACTAATTCAGCTGGAAATAAGTTAGTTGTTTTTGTGATTGTTGGCATTTTCTATTCTCCTCTTAGCGATTTCGCTAGTGCGCTGATTGCGCCATTCTTACCACTTGGTTTACTTTCTTGATCAGCGAGTGGTGCCACTGGTTTGTTTTTACCAATTAATGCTACAAGTGCCTCAGCATCTTTTCTGATTTCCTCTTCGGCATCGCCTGAAAGTCTGCTTGCCATTTCATAAGGGAGTCCTGTTTCATAAGCAATTCTCGTTTTTACCGAGGCGGTCTCGTAGTGCTTTAAACGTGTATCCCTTTCAGCAATTTGCTTATCATAGTCTGCATACTTTTTAGCTTTTGTTTCTGCATCTTTTGAAAGTGTTGAAATTTGCGTATCGTAGTCTTTTCTGATTTGTTCTAAATCTGTAGGGCTTGTATATCCCTCATACTTTTTTGCTACTGATGTACGTTCTCTCTCTAAACGGTCTTTCATAATAGCTTCAAACTGTTCTTGTGTTGTTATTGGTGTAAATTCTGCCATTTCTATTGGTCTCCTTTGCCCTCTTCAATCCGTGAGGTATACGTAAGTGATGCTATCTAAAAAAGCGACTTAAAATAGTCGCCTTAATAGAATACTTTTTGTTTTCTGCGTTCTTTAGTTTTCTTACATGACCAGAATGCAAAAATCATTGATTCCATTAGAGATACATCAACTGTATCCTTAATGGACTTAAAACCAAAACCGCCGTTGCTTCCAATCGCACGGCGCTGCACATTTGATACTGATTGAGTCAGTGATGGTTGCCCTTTGTGACATATCAGTTTTTGATCTAGGCACTGTTGGAAAAGTGCGTTAGCTTCAATGACTTCTGATACTTTAGGAAAGATTGGCTCCTTCTTAATTCCAGCCTCTTTCATCACATCTGCAAGTAGTTGCTGACCACTTGCTCCGTCTATTACTACGTTTTGTAGTTCTGCTTGCTTTAAGAAACGAGCCAACCATCCTAAGCCATTACGTTGCGGTTGACAATCTATGCTTTCAACAAAGATTAAATCATTGGTCGTCTTAACCGCAACACTTAATGCTACATTCTTGCCGTCTGCACCAAAGCGGATACCTGCATATAACTTACCTTTAAACTTAGGCAACTTATCCACTTGTAATTCCTTCCACTGTGATTCACTGATATCTGATTTCAAATTCAGCTTTGTCCAATAGCCAAGACGTTGGATATTGAAGTCCAGTTCATCTTCACCAATTTCATCACGTATCTTACGCTCAGTTAAAATTGTACCCAGTGACGGATTTGTCTCATACCAAGCCTCTACATCATTGACATCTGTCATGCTTTCAACAGACCATTCAGCCCAGCCAGTATTGCTTGTTTTGCCTGCCAATGTATTCTCACGCATATGTGTGAATACTGTACCAGAGGATACCATTGTAGGCGGTGTTCCACAAAAAATCGTCTGTGGATTCGGAGATGAAGAAACAACATACTTCAATGTAGTCTCTTGATCATTCTGATATTCCTGTGCCTCATCAATGATGAGTAGATCATATCCTTCACCAAGTCCACCCTTAGATGTTCGTGTTCTGAATGATGCAAGTCCACCACCTTCTATCATCTCGATTTTTTCCAATCCATATTGACGAGTGACAATAAAGTCTTCTTTTTCTTTGTATCCAGCTTTGGCCATAATGTCATATAGACGGCTAAAAGCTGAACTAGATGTTGGTGTTCTGTGCGCTGTATGCAGTATATGCTCACCTTTAATTAAGCCATACAGCTCTCGTATGGTAATGACTTCGTTCTTACCATTTCTTCGAGGTACAGCATATCCAAACTTGGAATGTACCCACAGTTCTTCATCATCATAGGAAAGTAAGTCATAGATCAATAACTTCTGCCAGTCCTGTGCTTTACGTTTTGATTTTTCATATAGTTTAATTGCTTCTTCTCCATACGTTTTGTCGTATGGCAATATAACGGATTGAGTTGGTGTTTGGCGACCTAATCTCTTAGTGTCTGCCATAACTCCTCCTATCCGTTCTTGTTTCTTGGCGGTCCAGTTGCCTGCAATTTACTCATATTAAACCTCCGTAAAATAAAAACACCGCAAAATTATGCGATGTTTTATTCCATACCTGCTAATCTATACTGCTCATGAATCCATTCGCCTTCTTTTTTGAAAGCATCTATTGCCTCTTGCGGCGCATCTTCTTTAAGTTTGCAGTTAATCATATATGGGCCGTAAATTTCTTCAAGTTTTTTTATCTCTTCAGGAAAAATTAAAACCATTTTATCACCTCTTCAAAACCATCAAAGTATTGTATTCTGTTTCCACTTCGTCAAAAATTCCATGTGAATACATCCTTTTTGCATATTTACTGATTTCACCTACATTTTCATCTGTAATCCCTAACGTGTCAAGTTTTTTCTTACATTCAACACGTAAATCATCAATATAATTGTGATAGTTTTCCGACGTGATTTTACCATGTTTTTTTTCGTACTCTTGTGCTTGCTTGCAATGGTACATTTCATGAAACGGTGTCGAATATGGGTCTTTTTCAGCAGCATGCCCCTCTTGCAATAGAACTAATTTCTTTTTATCACCAACAACTGGTGTATAGGAAATTAAATTATTTGCCGCATCATACCGTGCAATAGCATGGTTAATTTCTGCTGAATCCGTGATTATAATAGCAGGTTTATTATTTACATCAATATCGATTTTCTTTATAGCAGTTTCCGTTGCCTTGCTGATATTATGCAGAGCTTTAGGTTTAATCATGGCTTTATCAGAAATATACACATTGTCATAACCGTCTACTTTTTTTGCGTTAATCTCTGTTCCGTTTAACGTATTGAAGACAGCCTCAGTTCCGCGGATTACAGGTTTATAGTTTTGCACATACGATTCATTTGACCGTATCCGTTTTTCTCTTTCATTATCTTCACGTAAGTTTATCCACCGATTAGTTTCCCAATCTCCTTTACCTTGGATAACTACACCTCTTTTCGTTGTGTAGGTTATAATGCAACCACATCCAGGATGACGTTCAAACATTCCCATATCATACGCTTCATCGTATGGAACATCTGTTCCGCATCGTTCTAGACACCAGTGACAGACGTCACCGCCGCCTTTATCAGTAGTATGTACGCCAACATCGTCATATTCGCGAGAAACCAAAATGTTAATACCTGATTCATCCATGAATTTAGCACTTCTTCGCCCGATTTCATCTACATAGTTTTGAGAAGCTGAAATAAAAGTATTTTCCATAACATTGAGTGCTTCATCTACATCATCATAACTCTCAAGCTTAGAAGAAATATCTTCTGCGTATGTATTATCATATGAAACTGTAGCAGGTTTTAAATTGACCTTTGCAGCTTCGTATATGACATTTTGTGCCTGTGACGCTACAGCCATGACATCTTGATAATTTGCTTCTAAAATCGGATTTAGAATCTCTTGCGTAACAGTTAAATCGCCATTGCTGACTTGTGAGATTGCTTTTTTTGCCAATTGCCCTGAGCGTTCACTATATTTTTGGGCAGCTTCATAACTTGCTTTGCCACTCTCAATCGATTTTCTAAGACGTATAAGTTCAGTATCGTTCTCAATCAACCGTAAATATACTGCCGTTGCTTTCTGAACAATATCGTTCATTAGAAGTTATCCCCATCTATGCCAAGAATATCTCTCATACTATCGTTGCCAATATATCCAGGCACTGCTTGATTAACCTTTAAGGCTGCATCACCAAGTGCGGCAATGCCAGAAGCATCAGGCGCATAGATTGGTTCCCATAATGGTTTTGTTAAATACACTTGATTTCTTGCGTATGGATACTTATCACGAACACACGCCGCTAAATATCCAGCATTAAGAAAACCAGTCCCTAATGATCGCTGTGCTTTCTCTGCAATAGATTTTAAATTTTCATGTGACGCTCTAATCGCTTCGTAGCTGGTTGGGTTAGAAGATGCGATACCTAAATCATCAAGTGTTAAACCTGTTTCCACAGTAAATAAAGCCGCATACTCTTTAATTTCTTCAACGTATGGAGTTAATTGTGCTTGCGAGAACTGTCCTAATGTAGGATTGCTACCCTCTTCACTTCTATTGATTTGTAAGAAGTCTGTAAGTGACGCTTTCCCAGTCTCGTTGATTGGTTCGGCATCTGGATCCATACCAATTAAGTATTTCTGTGGGAATGAATTAACCTCAGAACAGATTGCCATATTCATCAACACGTCTTTAGCATTATTCTGATGGCTTATACAAGCTCGACTAATACGAGAATGACCAAATGGTCGTTTAGCATCTGGACGATTGATAATTGGCACTAAAAGAGGATACGGAGCAACGTTATCTACAGAGTATGGTTGTAGTCCTTTTTCATAAATGACGGTCTTCCCTGGAATAAACCATGCTTCTATTAGTGGATTGTCGTTTTCATCACGCTTCAGCACTGCGTATCCTTCTGTTAGCATTCCAGTTATCGGGTCCATGATTCCTGTAGCATTACCACCATCGATAACTTGTAATCGTGGAAATCCTGTTTCATCTTCTGTGATGTAAATGAAGTTACATGACGTAATCAGTGCACCCAGAATAGCAGAATCGAATAAAACGTCACTATTATTCATTGCATAGATTTGTTCCATGTTGAAGTTATCGTTCTTGAAACCTCTGAATCTCAATCTGTCAGCAAGTGCATCAACCGCTTTAGTACACCATCCTAAAGTGAAGTTGAATTTGTTCTGCAGTGCAGTAGGAACCATTACGTTACGTGGCTTATGATTGTCTTTCATTTCGTAGTACTTATATCGTGTTTCGACTCTGGTTCTCTTTGTTGCCAGTTTGTTTCTTAGGTATCCTATTCCTTTGTAATTTGTCATTGTTTCCTCCATAAAAAAAGCGGCTATTTTACTAGTCACTTGTGAAAAAAATGGTATTTCAGCGAGAAATATTCGCAGTAACGGGCGTGTGTTGCGAAAAGCATGGTGGTAGGGGTTACTCCCCCCCTATGCTTTGTACGATTTCCAGTCCATTGACTGTGGTAAAACCCTGTTATCTATGCTCTTATCCGCTATGTATTTTTTGTTAATAACTTTGTCTGACTTGCCACGATTGCATGATAGATGTGCTAGCTGCAAGTTCTGTAGATCAGATGGATGTCCACCCTTTGCTATAGGTATGATGTGGTCGACCGTCGGACTCATCGGATCAGGAAACTTCAATGAGAAATCCACAGGCTTTCCACATATCGCACATATTGTTTGAGTGGCGTATATTGTCTTTTTGTTCTTATCAAAGGCAGCTCTAAATGTTCCGTCTTTGTCTGGTCTATTTCTTGCATATTTTCCCTGCCCCACTTATATTCCCCCTTTATATTCGTCTTGTGTACATTGGAAACTATCAGCGTATGAGGTCACATGAGTACTTGGAAAATAAGCAAAAGGAGGATTAGAGAGAAGCGCTGATAGTCTCGAATCTACATAAGAAAAAAACCACAAGCATTTCTGCTCATGGTTTTCGCCTAACGCCATTATACACCTAAAAGTCGTGGGACATGTCCCAAAATTAAATTAATCATCAAAAAGAGTCGGTTGTTTAAAATCGCCCTGTTTATATTTGCCACATGAGTAGACCTTAACTACTCTGAATGTTCTTTTTGTATTGACCAAAGGTACGCCATCTTGATCAGTTCTAAAGCACACCTCTAAATCAACATCCATGTCTATCATAGAGGTAAATTCAACATACTTCTGGTGCACAGCATTTAAGAAATCTTCATCTTCTATATCTGCTTTTACTACCTCTCCACTGAAAACCAAATCCCACTTGGTCTTATTATGAAGGTCAGGCTTTATAACTTTTACAATCGTACGATAATTAGAAACTTTTTCTTGCACATTATTTTCTAAATTTTCCACATCAATAGGAACCGAAAGACGTTTGAACATATCTTGAGGAATCGAAACTTCTCCATCATCTCCAAAATCATAGCTTAGATATGTGCGCCGACCATCTTTTTCAACGGCTCTCATCGTTTCAGATAACGATTTCTCAAGTTGTGAATCATTCGTATATACGTTATAAGAATAATTATTGATTGTTACAGTTGAATTGTCATGTGCTTCTACCTTCACATTATTGCCAATATATTCAACAGATTTAGGCTTTTCACCACCTAATATTTTTTTGAGTTCTACTGCTTCCTTTAAAATGGTCAGAATGGTAGGAACGGCTGCAACCAAAGGAGAAATGGCTGTCATAATTTCCTGTACCTCTTGAATCACAACGACAAAGCTTCCCTTTTCAACATTTTTAACAACGAATTTACAATATTGTTCCTCTTTTACAGTTTTATCAGCTATAACTTTTAGCGCTGTAACAGTAGAACTTAATGTGTTCGTCAAAGTTTCCAAATCGATATCATTGTCTCCACCAATGCGAATCTTCATACTTTCAGTATTCATTATCATCACCTTAATATGCTTTTTCACATTATCACCCACTTTCAGATTAACTTCAAC